GCTGTTGGCGCTACTCCGACCGCTACGCTTCAATCGGTCGGCGCAGGCGATGCTCCTTAAGGAATAACGATGAGCAAACTTCTAAAACGACTGCTCGGTCTTCTGTTTCCGGGGATTGACGGAGAAGCTGATGAACCTGATCTTCCTGATCCTGACGCATCTGATCCCGGCGACGATGATCCTGACGATCTTCCTGAGCTGGACGACGATCCTGCTCCTGCGTCTCGCGCCGCGCCGCGCCGGTCTGCTGCTGACGAGCGTCTGGATCGCGTGGAAGCTGAACTCGAAACGCGAAAGCGCGCATTCGAGGCGACCCAGCGCACTCCCGCAGTAGACCCGGAGTACCAGCGCGAGGAAGAGCGGCTCCGCAACCCGGAACTGACGGACATGGAGCGCTGGCAGATCAATGCCAACCGCACCTTGCGGGCCACGCAGCAGCAGGCACAGATGGCCTTGCAGCAGGCGCAGGACATGTCCGACCGGGCGCGCTTCGAGGCCAAGCTGAACAGCGACCCGCGCCGCGCGAAGTACGCAGAGCGCGTGGAAGCGGAAATCCAGAAGGCCCGCGCCGCCGGCAACACGCAGGCGAGCCGCGAGGATGCCTACTACTGGATGCTTGGCAAGGACATCGCTGACGGCAAGCTGAAGGCCAAGCCGAAAGCGGGCGGTGCACCCAACGTCAACCGGGGCAAACCGGCGGGCGTGCGCAGCGATGTGCAGGGGCGCGGCCGGCCGCAATCGGATCGTGAGAAGCGCGCCGCGCGTCTCGCGGACATGAATATTTAACCCGCAGAGGAAGCCATGAAACTGCTACATACCCTGGGCCTCATGTGGGCCTCGCTGTTCCCCGGCGTCACCAACCAGTCAACCAGCTTCACGGCTGACGTTGAGGCATACATCCAGGAAGAAGTCGAGCCGCTCGCACGTCGCCAGCTGGTCGCGTATCAGTTCGGCAAGCCGCTGAAGCTCGATACGAATCGCGGCACGACCTACACGGCATCGCGCTACACGCGCCTGCCGCTGCCTTTCGCGCCGTTGCAGGAAGGCGTAGCGCCTCCGGGCGAGGCGATGACGCTGCAGCAGGTGTCGGCGACCGCCCAGCAATGGGGCGACCGCGTGATCATCACCGACGTGGCCAACCTGACCATCAAGCACCCTCTGTTCCAGCAGGCCTGCGAACTGGTCGCGCTGCAACTGCCGGAAACGCTGGAACGCAACACGTTCAATACGCTGCTCGCCACGACACAGGTTAACTACGCCAACGGTAAGGCGAGCCGCGCCAACCTGCTCGCGACTGACGTGATGACGCCGCACGAAGTGGACCGTATCGTCGGTTCGTTCCTGACCTACGGCGTACCACGCTTCATGGGCGACGAGCGTGAAGACATGATGATTGAAGCGGGCGCGTATCGCGATCCGTCGAAGTCGCCCGCCGTCATGCAGCACTATATCGCGCTGATCCACCCGCTGTCGGCGCAGGACATGCGTGAAAACACGACCATTGCTACCGCGTGGTCGTACAGCGATATCAACCGTCTGTACAACAACGAACTTGGGCCGTTCAACGGTGCGCGCTTTGTTGAGTCGAACATGATGCCGTACTGGACGGGCGCCGCGCAGATCAATGGCACGGCTTCGACCTCGGGCGGTACGCTCGCGACCAACGCCGGTTACCAGATCATCGTGACCGCCGCGCCGGCCGCAACGTCGGTTGAGCAGATCATTTACCAGGTATCCAACGCGATCAGCGTCACAGGCCCCACGGGCTCGATCAGCGTCACGCTGCCGAACGTTCCGAACTACGTCTTCAGCGTGTATATCGGAACGAGCGCGACGCCGTCGAACCTCGCCACGGCTATCGGCCTGGGCGTGCCGGTCACCGGCCCGCTGGCTGGCCAGGCCACGCAGCTCGCGCCGAACCAGACCGTCACGCTCACCGGTATCGGTGTCGCGCAAACGCCGCCGGCCGCACCGGCAACAGGCGTGTCCGTGTTCCCGACGATCTTCATCGGCAACCATTCGTACGGCCAGGTGCTGCTCGAAAACCCCGAGTTCCACTACCTGACGGGCGCTGACAAGTCGGACCCGCTGAACCAGACCCGTGTCGTGTCGTGGAAGGTGTTCTACGGCTCGATCATCCTCAACCAGGCGTTCCTCGCCCGGACTGAGGCAGGTTCTGCGTTCACGCCGGGTTACACTGCCGGTACCGTGACAACCCCGTAAGGAGCATTGATGCCCCCGCGCACTCCCAACAGCCCCCCGCCGCAAGGCGGTGAGGGCGAAGACTTCCTCGAAAAGGGTGAAGAGATCATCGGCGATCCGATCGTCCCGGAAGAAACGGTTGCAGAGCTTCAGGCGCGCATCCGGCGCCTCGAAGCCGCGCTCGCCCATTCCGATGAGCAGCGCGCCAAGTCGGAGGAAGATGCCTCGCGCCTCTCCGCGCAGGCCCAGTCGAGCGTGTTCACGACCAACGTCACGGAGCGCTTCGCGCGCAAGTCGGACACGGGCGAGGACCTGTGGTGGTATCGTATCGACCTGGCTCCCTGTGGCGGGATCGACATTCGTGTGAATGGCGTCCAGTACGTGCATGGTGAGACGTATCTGTTCAATACGAACCTGCTACGCAGCGTGAAAGAAATCATCTCGCGCACGTGGGGCCACGAAGCAAACATCCACGGCGAGAATGAGAACGTCTACAAACGTGCCCAGGACCGCGTATTGCGCGGCGCCAGCCGCCGATAAGAGGAACAAGATGGACGAACCGACCGTAGTTTCCGGCAACTTTGCTATCAACCTGCCTGCGCCGAATGGTGCAACGCTTTCGATCAGCGAGTACATCACCGTGGGCGAGTCGCTCGAGTCGCTGAACACGCGGATGGACATCGCACGCGAAGCGCTGGAGCGCCAGCAGGCCATTCTGGAAATCCCGGAGCTGGGCAAGAAAGTCGAGATGCTGGAGAACATGCTGACCCAGCATCAGAAAGCCTACGTCGCGCTGCTGGAAAAGAAGAAGGGTGCGAAACGCCTCGCAAGCGCTGAAGAAAGCCAGCTAGCCAATCTGCCCGTCCAGATCAAGTCAATTACGACCGAACTGGAGAAGGGCAAGGCCAAGATTGCGGAAGTGAAGAAGGCGGCGTAATGGCTTACCTCCAGGCTCAGCAGATTGTCAACCTCGCGTTGCAGATCGCGAAGTGCCCTGGCTTTACGAGCCAGGGTGGGCAGTTTCTGAACATGACCCTGGAGGACCTGTGGCTGCACCGTGACCTGAAGATCAACCGGGTGACGGAGTTCATCACGGTGCAGGCCAACCTGTACGGCCCGTTTCCGCTTCCGACGAACTATCTGCGCACGTACGACCTGTTTTTCGAGCAGAACAACCTCCCGTACTTCCTGAATCCGATCAGCACGCAGGAATACGACGCGGAGTTCAAGGACCCGTCGATTGCGAACTATCCGTACGAGTTCATGACGATCCTGTACGACGAAGACACGGCCCTTGTGCAGGTACCGCCCTCCGCCGGCCAGCTCTTCATCTATCCGCAGTCGAGCGGGCAGATCGTGCTCACGCACCGCTACATGGTCCGCCAACCGGATATCGTGGCGCCGGAAACCTCGACGGTCATCCCTTGGTTCCCGGATCAGGATTACCTGATCACGGCTACCGCTGCGCGTCTGTTCCAGATCACGGACGACACGCGCCGCGACAAGTTCCTGGCCGACATGGAGAAGATGCTCCGTACGCATCTCATCATGGAAGGGGACGAGCAGCAGGTCGTCAAGTCGGTCAAACTCGATCCCCGGCGCTTCCATACGAATCGGACACTCAAACCGACTAAAATCACCGACTAGGAGGCCGTGTGGCAATTCGGGACGGCAAGCCGGTACGCTTCACACCGAAAGGTCTTTGCGACGCGTTCGATTCAACGGATGCTTTTGCGGGCGCGTGCGCGCTGCTCACCAATCTCGTTTTCGACCAGGCTAACCCGGAAGTCATCGTGAGCCGCCCCGGCGTCGGCTCGCCGCAAACTTCCTTTGCCGGATTCACGTCTCCGACTTTCGTCTCTGTACAGATCACGATCGGCACGATGGTGTATGGCATGGTATCGAGCGCCCGCAATCCGGGTCAGGACGAGCCATTCGCCTATAACCTGCTAACCAGTTCGTTCATCACGATCAGCGGCGTGACGGCGGGCAACACGCCCACGTCCCCCGCGACTTCGGGCGCGTGGACGCCGCCCACGATGGCGGTCGTGAGTACGTATATCCTCGTCACGCATCCAGGGTTCAGCGGAGTCGGCGCCAACATCTTCGGCGCGATAAACATCGCGAACCCGGCCGCGCCCGCGTGGACCTCGCAGGATCTCGCCACGAACCCGATGGGCCATGTACCCACGTCGGTCGCGAACTTCAATAACCGGGCGTATTTCGCGTACGGCGCGACGGGCAACCATCTTGCGCTGAGCGACGTGCTCGCCCCGCTCACGCGCACGAACGCCTCGCAGGACCTGACGATCGGGGACACGACGCCTATCACCGCGCAATCCGGCCTGCCTGTCCAGACTATCTCGTCAGGCGTGATCGGGGCACTGGTCGTGTTCAAGGCGTTCAGCATCTGGCAGATCACGGGCGATCCATCGATCAACAACCTGGGTGAGAACTTCATCACCTTGACCACCGGGTGCGCCGCGCCGCGCAGCATCGCGCTGACGCCATTCGGAATCGTGTTCGTGGGCGTGGATGCACCGTACGTGCTGAACTTCCTGGGCACGCTCGCGCCCCTGTCGCATACCCCCGGCGCCGATGGCCCTCCGGATGTACAGGTGCCTTTCCAGAACGCGACGACGCCTTCCCGGATCGCGGCGAGCTTCTCGGGCAACATCTACCGTGTGTGCCTCGCCACCTCGATACAGGGCGTCGCGCAGACGAACGATTACTGGTACGACATCCGGCGCAAGCGCTGGAACGGGCCGCATTCGTTCTCTTACGACTGCGCCTCGCAGTTCGGAAACGGCTTCATCCTGTCAGGCGCCGCGCACGGCGCCGCGCTCTTCGAAGGCCCAAGCCTGAATACGCCTTCGAGTGTGTACAGCGATAACGGCACCGCAATTCAGGTGCATTTGCGTTCGTCCACGTTCCCGAAGACCCAGCAGATGGCCGAAGTGCAGGTTGTCGAGTCGACAATCGAATTTGCGGCTTCCGGCGCGTCCGTCAACTACAGCATCACCGGGCTCGATGACCAGGGCAACACAATAGACGCTACGTTCGTAGCAACGCCCGCAGCGGGCATCACGTGGGGCGGCGGGGCGGTGTGGGGCGGCGGCGCTATCTGGACTTCGGCGCAGGCGATACCGCACGTCTACAATATCCCGTGGACAGTTCCGCTGGTGTTCCAGAAAATGGCGCTTGATGTGATGGCGCCAGCCTCCAGCGGCGTTTCGATTGGAACGTTTTTTGCCCGGTACCAGAATACCGGCTACACCAACAGGCAATGACATGGCAATCATCGGAACGCTACCTAACAACATCCAGGACGGGCAGGCAGTAGACGCAAGCCCGGTGATGGCGGATTTCAACTTCATCGTTACCCAGGTGAATGCGAATGCCAACCCGACTGGCACGCTTACGGCACCCTCAGGCACCACGACTGTTTTCTATCAGGCAGCAGCACCGGCAGGCTGGACCACGAATAGCGGTTTTACCGATCACACCCTGTGGATCAGTGCGGCGAATGGCGGCACACAGGGCGGAGCGACAGCGTACAGCAACATGTTTTCCAACGCGTGGACGAGCGGCGGCCATGCGCTCACCACGGCGGAACTCGCGGTGCACAACCACGGCGTGACTGATCCGCAGCATTTGCATGTGGTCGCGGCAGGCTCAGCGCTGGTGTCGCTCGCGACGGGCGGCGTGCAGTTCGATGTGATCAGCGGGAGCCAGAACACCGCGTCGGCTTCTACCGGGATCAGCATCCAGAACGCAGGTAGCGGAAATGCCCACTCGCACGTCACGCAGTTTAACGCCCAGTACGCGGCCATGATCATGGCGACGAAATCATGAAGGGTCCTATCTGCCCGCTTATCCGCAAGAAGTGTATCGAGCACGACTGCCGCTTCTGGACGCACGTCACCGGCAAGCATCCGCAAAGCGGCGCGCCGCTCGATCACTTCGACTGCGCGGTAGTGTGGCTCCCTGTCCTGCTGGTCGATACCGCGCGGCATACGGTCGGCGTGCAGGCCGCAGTAGAATCAATGCGCAATGAAGTCATACAGCGTCAAGACCAACTTAACACCGCCGTGGCTCTCGGGCAGCGCGAAGCGGCAAAGCGAATCGGGGATGAACAATGGGCGACAGAACGCTTACCGAAGGCGACGTAAAAGCGATTGTTGACGAACTGGAAAAGCGCGCAACACAGCGTTTTCAGGTCAACGTAGGGCGCGGGGTGCTGGGCCTCGCCTGGAAAGCGGCACTCTATCTCACGATCTGGCTGGCGGCATACGGTGCTGCCGGCGGGTTCAAGAAATTCTTCAACTAGGAGTAGACCATGTTCGCAGCACTCGAAGCAGAATTCAATTCCATCATCAACGATGTGAAGTCGGTTCCGGAGAAGCTGGAAGCGCTTGTCGGCCTGCACACGAAGTCGCAAGCCGTCGAAGCACTGGCCGCGCCGATGACGACGGTCATCGAAGACGCGAGCAAGACAACGGAAGTCAAGGTCACGGAAATCCTGACGATGGTGGGCAAGCTGTGACTCCGGATACACTATCCGCAGCCCTTGGTATCCCGCTCGCGCGAGCGCAGACATGGGCTGATCCGTTATCTGCGGCGATGGCTCTTTATGCGATCGATTCGCCAGCGCGTCAGGCTGCGTTCCTCGCGCAGATCGGCCACGAGTCCGGAGGCCTGATCTACGTGCGCGAACTGTGGGGGCCGACGCCGACGCAGGAAGGCTACGAAGGCCGCGCCGATCTCGGCAACACCGAACCGGGCGACGGGTTCAAATTCCGCGGCCGGGGCCTGATTCAGGTCACTGGTCGCGCGAACTACTCAACGTGTGGCGCAGCGCTGAACCTGCCTCTCACGGTTTCGCCTGAGTTACTCGAAGCCCCGGGCAATGCCGCGCAATCGGCAGCATGGTTCTGGACTTCGCGTAGCCTGAACGATCTGGCGGATATCGGCGATTTCAACACGATCACTCGTCGGATTAATGGCGGGCTGAACGGGCTTGCGGACAGGCTGGCGCTTTACGCGTCCTGCCAGAAAGTATTGGGGGATGGCGATGGCACTTGATCCGATCACGGCAGGCGTAGATCTTGCCAATACGATTGTCTCGCGCATCTGGCCGGACAAGACGGCGGAGGAACAGCAGCAGTTGGCCGCCGTACTGTCGATGGTGCAAGGGCAGCTTGCGATCAATCAGGCGGAAGCAGGCAGCGCCAGCGCCTTTACATCAGGCTGGCGGCCGTACATAGGCTGGGTATGCGGCACGGGCTGCGCGTGGAACTGGATCGGTCTGCCTATCGCCACGTGGGCGGCGATGGCGCTCGGCCACCCGATCAACGTCTCGCCGGCAGATCTTACGCAGATGCTCCCGCTACTGATGGGCATGCTAGGCATGAGCGCGACGCACGCATGGGAAAACGTACAGACGAGCAAGAAATGAAACAGTACCTGATCAATTTCGCGATCCTGCTGGACGAACTGGGGAACACACTCACCGGCGGCGACCCGGGCGAGACGATCAGCAGCCGTGCAGGCAAGGGCCTGAAAGAGGGCAAGACATGGGCCTGCGTCCTGTGCCGCTTTCTTGACCTGTTCCAGAAGGACCATTGCCTGAAATCCATCAACCCTGACGACGGCACGCGAGCCGTGGTGAAAGACTGATGAACAATCTAGTAAAAATCGCGCAGGGTATCGACACGGCACCACTCCTGCTCGCTATCGCGCGCCAGCCCAGGCTGTGGAACAGGCACGACTACCGGAAGGAAGGCTACGAGAACAGCCCTCATGCCGGATCGTCGGATATCTGGCTTCGATACAACGACGAGAAACCACACAAGGAATCAGGTGACTGGACCGGCTTTCACGATCCGCACGACCCGGTTTTCTACCCGGAATGGTACGCCCTGCCCCAGGCCCGCCCAATCGTGTTTGGGCTGATGGCTCGCGTGGAAGGAACCCGGCTCGGCGGCATCCTGATCACGAAAATACCGCCGGGCGGCCGCATCCTGCCCCACGTGGACGATAGTTGGCACGTTCGGCATTACAATACGAAACTGTATGCCGTTCTACAGTCAAACCCCCAGTGCGTCAACCGTGTGGAAAACGAACAGGTGGCGATGGCTCCCGGCGAGGTATGGTACTTCGATAACACGAAGGAACATGAAGTCGTGAACGACGGGCCGGACGACCGGATCAGCCTTATCGTCTCGATCAGGTGCGAGAAATGATCAGCTTTCACAACATCGGCGGCGTGATCCTGCGCGAGGAAAAGCTCGAAGCCGGTCAGGAAGTTGAGAAGCACGTCCACGCTTACGACCACCTGAGCTATCTCGCGAGCGGACGAGCGCTGATCGAAATCGGCGATGAGCTATTCATCATGGGCGGCCCCGCAGCGATAGAGGTAAAGGCAGGACAGAAACACCGGATCCAGGCCATCACCGATATCACGTGGCTGTGCATCCACGCGGAGGCAATTGCCGACCCGGAAACACTGAACAGGGAGTAGATCATGCCTTTTGCCATCGCGGCACCCGCCATCGGCGCCGGTATCTCCGCACTCACGGGCCCGAGCTCGCAGGCGAGTGGCGGTGGGTCAAACCTCTACACGCCCACGGGGCTCAGTACCGCCGATCAGACGTGGCAAGGTCTGCTCGGCAATGAGTACAACACGTACAACCAGAACGGAATCAGCCAGTACGGCTTGCAATCCCTGCTCGCGGGGTTGCAGAACCAGCAGGCTTACGCGCCCCAGTTGCAGCAGGGCGCGAATGCGGCCGGCGCGCAGTACGGCACGCTCGGCCAGCAGCTGGGCGGCGCTTCGGGCACGGAATTCAATGCTGCGAACCAGATTTACAACACCGCTTTCGACCCGCAGAACGCGCTGTTCAACCAGCTATCGAACCAGCAGCAGCAGCAAAGCGGCGCTACGAACTCGATGTATGGGCTCGGTTCTTCCGGCGTGGGCGCGGGAATCGCGAACCAGAACCAGCAGAACTTCGATATCAACTGGCAGAACCAGCAGCTAGGACGCCAGACGCAGGGGCTAGCGGCTATCGGTCAGGCGTATGGGCAAGCGGGCCAGCTCGGGCAGGCAGGCGCACAGGCGACGCTCACAGGCAGCCAGTTGCCCTACCAGACCGCGCAGGGCATCGCAGGCACGCCGGGGCAACTCGGGAATACCTACGGCCAGTACCTGCAATCGAACGTGTACAACCCGGCGCAGGGCATTGAAAGCCAGATCATCCCCTATCTGAATTACGGCCAGGGAGCCACGAGCAACGCCTACAATGCGGCATCGAACAGCGCGGGCGCACTGGGTAGCGCGGTCTCGCAGGGAATCGGCGGCTTGGGCACCCAGTTGCAGAATGCTGGCGGCTTCGCCAACCTGTTCGGCGGCACGACCGGCTCGTTTGGCGGGGGTAACTTCTCCGGGGCGTTCACCTCCAATCCGTACTACAGTGGCGGCGGTAACTTATACGGCTTCACTAGCTAGGGGGCATCATGGCAGGACTTGGCGGCCTTCCCGCATTCCTCCAGTACCAGCAGCAGGCGCAGCAGCAGGCGAACCAGAATCAGCAGGCACAAATCCAGCTTGCCCAGTTCCAGCAGGCCCAGCAGCAGCAGCGCCAGCAGCAGGCCGCGCAGGCCGCTGCGGGTAACGCGCTGCCGCAACTGCTGGCCAGTGGTCAGGCAGGCGCGCCGCAGCAAGGGCAAATGCCGCCCCCGCCGCAGCCCCCTCAACCGGGTCAACCGTCGCAGCCCCAGCAAGCTCCGCAGCAGGCTGGCGCACCCATGCCGGGGCAAGGTCCTGCACCGGGCGCCGTCAAGCCGCCCTTGCCCCCGTTTCGCCCGATGCCGACCACGCCTAGCCAGGCGCAAACCGCACCGCAAGGCGCGATCCCGGCACCGCCGCAGCCCCAGCAAGCTCCTGCTCCTCAACAGGCGCAGCAGGGCGGCCCTTTGACCCTGCAAAGCGCGATCAAGGTCTTGCAGGATCAGGGCCTGTCCGGTGCGGACCTGATGGCCGGGTTGCAGCAACTGACGCCGATGCTCGATGCGCAAGCCAGGCAGCAGGCGACGCAGGCACAGCAGCAGTTCAACGACCAGTTGCAGCTCGCGCGGCTTGCGGATCAGAAAGACGCGATTCAGGAGCGCGCACGCGAAGCGGACCAACGCTCGAAAGATACCCAGTTGGGTATCCAGGAGCGAGCGCAGGCCGCAGGCGAAGCCGCGAAGATGCGTTTACTGATCGCGGAGATGGTTCACGGTCAGAAAGGCGGCGCTAGCGCTCCAACGCCCGCCGCAGAACCGGCAGACGCGCTTAACCCGAAGGCAGCGGCGGGCTATTCCGCCGAAGCGCTCAAGGCGCTCGGGGACGATTACGCCCAACGAGGCCCTGCCGCCCTGGCTGGCTTCGGCCGGGGCAACCTTCCGCCGGCCGCGCGCGCTGAAGTGGTCAACTATGCTGCGGCGAAGAATGCACAGTCAGGCGGCAACTTCGCGACTAACGCAATTCAGTACAAGGCGGATACGGCCGGCGCGCAGGTAAACGCCAAGCAGGCGGCCAAGGTGGACGCGTCGGCTAACGCCCTGACGCAGCCGGAAGGCATTGGCGACCAGTTCCAGGGCGCTATCGATGCGCTCGACCGTACTGGCATTCCGATTGCCAACGAAGCGCAGATGCAGGCACTACGCCTGTCCAACGATCCGCGCGTCTCGACTTACGATACGGCAAAGAACGGCGTCGTATCGGAAGTCGCGCAGATCCTTGGCCGTGGTCAGGTCACCGTGAACTCGATGGAAGAAGCCCGCAAGGTGATCGACGGCTGGCACACCTCCGACCAGGCGCGAGCCGGTCTCGCCCAGCTCAAACGCGAAGCCGCAACCACGGTCAAGGCCTCGAGCGAGGAAGTGGCCAAGTCGGCGCGTACGCCGAAAGGGCAACCCGGTCTCAAAACTGCTCCATCTGCCGGTGAAACGCGTACGATTGGCGGCAAGACCTATGTGCAGCAGAATGGTAAATGGTACGAGCAATGAAAGAAGTCACTGATCCCTCCATTCTCGCGCAGCTCAATGCTCCTTCCAGCGGCAAGGAAGTGACGGACCCTGCCTTGCTGTCGCAGCTCAATGCCGCGCCTGCCAGTCCGCTCGATCGTCTCCCGCCTGACGTATCGCCGGGTAACCAGCAGCCTAAGAACGCTGACGACATCGCGCACCGGATTCTCGGGCTCGGCGAGGCCGGTCTGTCGGCGGCCACGGGTGCGGTGGGCGGTGCGGCCGGCCAGTTGTACGGCATCGGCAAGACGCTTGCAAGCGGCAAGTTCGGCACGCAACAGGGCGTCCAGCAGGGCGAGCAGGCAGGCGTGAACCTCGCGAACAAGCTCACCTATCAGCCGCGTACGCAGACCGGCCAGGGGCTCACGGAGGACGTAGGCAAGGCGTTCGAAACGTCTCGCCTTCAGGGACTGCCCGTCGAAGCCGGAACCCTGGGCCGCATTGGGGAAGTTCCGCGCGGCGCTTTGGCGACGGGAGAAGGCATCGCAGACGTAGCGGGTAAGGCAGGGCAGGCCGCCGGTAAGGTAGCGGCAAAGGCACTTCCTGAAGTCGATCCTGAGACGGCGACGCTTGCGCGCGCTGCGCATTCTATGGGCATCCGCCTGACGCCCGACCAAGTGGTGGGCGGCAAGTACAGCAAGATTGCAGGCGAAGGCTTGTCGTCAGTTCCTCTATCGGGCTCCAACGAAGCCGCCAATAACGCCGCGTTTCTTCAGAACCTGTCCAAACAGGCGGGGGTGAACGGTCCCAAGCCGACGCCCAAAGCGTTCGGTGAAGCGACGGAGCGCGTCGGGTCCGGCATCGGCGACTTGAACGAAAAGTACGATCTTCCGCTCGACCGCAGGACAATCTCCAGTCTCAAACTGGGCGAGCGGCGTAACTCGCCCGAAACAGTGGGCGCGGTAAACGGAATCGTCAAGCGTATACAGCAGAAGGTCGAAGGCGATAACCTTAACGGTACCGACTTTCGCAAGATCAACACCTTGATGAACGACAAGATCAAGGCGACTTCGAACGCCGATACGAAATACGCGTTGCAAAGGCTGCAAAACAAGCTGCTGAACATCCAGGCTGAGCAGATGCTGCCCCCGGATAAGGCACAACTCCAGGTACTTCGTCGTCAATACGCGATTCAGCGCACTATTGAACCGCTCGTGGCCAAGAGTCTCACAGGAGACATCGCGCCTTCTGCGCTGCTCGGCGCGATTAACGCAACAAAGGCGGGCAAGGCTGCAATGGCGCGCGGCAAGGCCGGTGAGTTCGGCCAGCTCGCGGCAATCGGGAATCGCTTTCTGAAAGAACCGAAGTCGTCAGGCACTGCGGAGCGCCGGTTGATTCAGGGCGTACCGCCAGCGCTCGCCAGCGCGCTCGGGGCGGGCGCCGGTGTCGCAGGCGGGGCATCGGCACTTCCGGCCATCCTGGGCGGCATTGGCGCCACGTATGGCGCGGCTAACCTGTACAACCGCGCAGGCCCTGCGCTAACGAATGCCCTGATCAGCAGACCGCCTCAATGATGCTCGTGCGCCGCTGACAGGAACATGCCCACGAGCATCCCGAACATGATCGCAGGAAAGAAGCCGATGTGAGCGCAGATCAGGCAGAAGCCGCAGATAAGCGCGCAGCCAAGCAGGAATTCGAAAAAGCCTTTCATGGTGATCTCCCAGGTTGTTACGACCACTATAGCAATTGCAAAATGAAAATACTAGTCATAGATGTCGGATCGAACGCGCTTGACCTGTGCATGCGCTGGCAGATGCAGGGCCATACCGTGAAGTGGTACGACAAACCGCGCCCCGATGGCACCGACCGCCACGCGGGCGAGGGCATCGTGGAGAAGATCCGCGATTTCAATGACCTGCGAAAGAAGTGGATCGGCTGGGCCGATCTCATCTACACGCCGGATAACGTGTCCTACCTCGACCTGCTGGAGCCCTACCGCAAGATCGGTTACCCCATTTTCGGCTGCAATCTCGAAGCCGTGGAGTGGGAGCTGGACCGCGAAGTCGGGCAAAAGGTGATGGAAGAGTGCGGTATGCCGATTATTCCCGGCAAGACCTTTCACGACTACGATTCAGCGGCGGCTTACGTAAAGAAGGAGGGTAAAGCGTTCGTCTCCAAGCCTTCCGGCGACGGCGAGCGTGCAATGTCCTACGTCGCGAATAACGCGGCGGATAT